CCCCTACACCCCCTTAGTGCTTTTATGATGGGGAATAAGTGCCGAATTGCATCAGCAGCGTGTATAATGTGCTTAACATAAATTAACGCGACTCGTAACCTATTGAATTGTATAGATAATCCTAATCGCATAAGAACTATTATGGAAAATGATACGCTTAAACGCGCTCTAAGTGCTAATAGTTTGTTAACTTAGCAGATATGCTAACCGTATGCGGGCGCAACATAGACAAACGCCCCGATGCGAATAGGTAATTAATTGCATTAGCAGTTATGCTAACTATTAGCACTTAACGTCCTTAACATAACTACTAGCTCAATAAGGCCATTGGATTGTTTACACAACGTACAACCTTTAAGCACTTCACTTTCTTCCCCTTAAAAGCTTACAAGTGGATGTAGGCGCAAGCTAATAGTAGGGGAGTCTAACGACCCCTACTATATAGCAAGCACACAACAGCCTCTAAGTAATAAAAACAAAACAACTATGCGAAAATAAGCACTTTTAGCACTTAACGTAAAATACTCATACAAAACAATATGTTAGTGAGCATTGACTTGGCCTAAAAGCCTGTTACTATAGTGGAGGCAAATTTACTTGTCGTAGATATAAACATAACAAAAGGAAGGCTATGAAATACCCAGAATTAGACAGAATAGAAAATGGATATTACATTTACGTTTACGGGAGGCAAGAAAAGTTTATCAAGTTTGCTTATGCGTTTGATAAGGCTGTTAAGATTGCTAACGACCTTAACAGGCTAGGCTTAAATATTGAATTGCCTAGCGCGGCTAATATAGGAGAAGCGGCTGGGTATGAGGATTTTAGGCGTGTTAATGATGAAATGGTTATGTATTGCGAAATGTGGGAGGTTGAACTTACATGTTTACTCAATCCGCAATTCATAGGTTTTGAAGGCCAAAAGGTTAAATGTATAAATGAGAATGACGAGATAAGAACTTTTTATGTTGCTAGATGGGGTAAATATGCACCTTATCACGTAAAGCGCAATAAGCCGGGCGGGAAAGGCGGCAAAAAGCTAGATGAGCAATTTAAGGTTATAACGCCTATGCACATTAAAGCCGTGAAAAGAAGACGCAAGAAATAGACGTGTAAAATATACTATTGACAACCGTCTACACATGGTATAAATTAGCTCTATGGTTTACACCATGTATAAACAACTAACTGGAAGGATTATATGCTTACAATAGAACAACTAGACAAACTATACGCTGAAACTAAGGAGGGTAAATATATTAGCTTCCACGCCGCTATTAGTGCTAACTCACATTATGACATTTTCGCCGCAATGGATATTGCGTTAGATTATGAAGCGGGCAACTATATGGCCAATAACGACTATTGGTTAGGAGTTGAAAAGGCCGTTGCTGAATTAAGAGGCGGTTTTAATATCTATTACCCTACTATTGCAATTTGCTTGGCCTTTATGCTCTTTATGGAGCTTATTGGCTGGCAACTGCTAGGACTATAAACAATTAAACAAACTGGAAGGAATAAAACAATGCAACCGATTAAAACAAAAATAGTGGAATTACCTACTTTTGAGCAACTAACACCAAAAGAGCAAGAAAAGGTTATTGAGACTTACAGGGATATAAATACCGATGATTTTAGTCACTGGTATATAAACACCTATGATGATTTTCAGAATAGCGACAACGGATATTTTAGCGGTATAGATGATATACACTTTACGGGCTTTTGGAGCCAAGGCGATGGGGCTAGTTTTGATACGGCTGATATTGACTGGAAAGGCTATGTTAAAGAGTTTAAGGAAATATACCCTACTCTATTTGCGTGGGGTCACTCTATAGAACTTGATATATCAATTTGCAAAAACAGCTACGCAACACATTATTGCCATTCTAACACCCGGTATATTTCTATTGAATCTGATATGCCCGAAAAGCTGGATTATGTTGATAGCCCGGCCAATAAAGAGCTTAACAGGCTGGAAGACGCATTTACGGCCATTTATAGGGGCTTGTGTAATGACTTATACCGCAAGCTGCAATCTGATTACGAATATCACACAAGCGATGAGGCGGTAAAAGAAACGCTAATTAACAACGAATACACATTTAACCGTGAAACTTTAAAGATTGATGACTAGCAACCTTGCCGCCTGATGGCGCGGGCGGCAATCTGCTAATTATTAGCACTAACAATTAACTGGAAGGAATAAAACAATGGAAATTTTAATAAAACATATAAAAGAGACAATCAAAGAATTTGACTTACTGGAAGAGCATATAGACTTATCCTGTGTTAGCTGCATTTACGATGCGGAGCAGGAAGGGCTTTTTGTAGTTGATAAAGACGAATTAGAGGAGGGCTTGCAGGATTATATCAACCAAAGTGTTGAAATTATCTACTACGCAAGCGCAATGGATTTTCTAAGGGAAAATGATACAAGCCTAAACCATAGTTTAAGCCTAGCACATGATATGGGTTTTACCTGTGATAACCTTAACAGCGAAAAACTAGCAACCATTTTATTGCAGGATATGATTAACGATGAGTTAAGCGAATTCCTCAATGAATTAGAAGAGCATGAAGAGTTAACAGAAAGTGATGAATAGCAACCTTGCGCCCTTATAGCACGGGGCGCAATCTGCTAGGCATTGGCCATAGCGATATTAACATAATAACTGGAAGGAATTAATAAAATGCCAAAATATACAATTTTAGTAAACGTGCAATACGCGCATTTATATGAAGTGCAAGCGGATAGCGAGGAACAGGCGCGAGAATTATTTGAAGATGATGAGGAAAACGCCGTACTCATAAGAGATGAATTTCTAGAACAAACAATTTGCGACATTGAATTAATTAAGGAATAAATTATATGAAAACACCAATAGAAAAGAAAATACAGGAAGCCGCATGGGAGCTTGTGTTTGAAGTTTATAACATGAATAAGGCCGGAACTATCCCAGATGAGTTAGGGCGCAAAACAAAGGCACTTGAAAAGCTTTTAGCCGATGCGATTGTAACTAAGGTTATTTTCAGGAAGTTTAAACAGGGCGGCGATATAATCGCGCTATTCCCTGAAATTCCCGGCACTAATAGCCCTAAAACTTGTCAGAATTATATGCACATAGGGCAACACGGCCACGGGAGCGCGGATTGTGGCGCAACCGTCCCGGCTAAACGCGCTGAATATATGCCGCTTAAAAAGGAACTTGAAAGCCTCGGTTATAATTTAGAGGTTGTCAGTAAGTTTTGCAGTCATCATAGGGCGGCAAGGGTAAAAGAACTTAACAGAAAATATGGAGCATAAAATATGTCATTACCTTGGAATAGAGTTAATAAAACGCTAACCGCGCATAGGCAACCAACACAAAGTGAAATAAGGTTTGGCCACGGCGCAACACACTATAAGGAATTTGATATAGAGGCTTTATGGTTAAAACCGGATGGCACTTTAAAAGCTTGGATTAAATGCCCCGATGACGGCCTAAGATATTACAGGGGTTAACCATGAAAGTAACTTATTTTGAAGTGCAGGAAAGCATTGGCGGCGGCAAGTATGAATTGCGAGGCCGCCACACTAAACTAGATGCGGCCATAACTCAATATGAAGCTATAGCGGGCAACGTGCGGGTTATGGAAATATCAAAAGAACTTTTAATTGAAAAGGGGAGCTATGAAGAAAGAACTTAGCAAAGACTGGCAGGATACATTTAGAATTATCCGCGCTAACAGGCTTAAACAGCGTATAGAGGAAGAGGCTAACCGCGCATTAATTAACGCCGCCGCGCACGGTATTGACATAACCCAGCCGCGCAAGCCTAAACAGTAATTATCAACTATGAGCCGGGGCGAAAATCCCGGCTCATCCTGATAGTTATTTCACTATCATTTTAACCTAATAATTTGGAGAGAAAGCATGGCCAAAACCATTTCTGAAATAATGCACGGCTACAATAAATGCCTTAAAGACTGCGGGCTTGCAATTAATGAACAGGGCAACCTTTTCAAAACAGAAAATAACGTGCATAATGTAGGCAAGTCACCCGCATTTGCATTATACCATTACGCATTTCAGTCAGGAGAGAAAGCAAAGTGAATTGTCATCAATATGAAATACTGCCGCGCCCCTCATACGAGGAGGCGCGTTTGGCGTTAGTGAAAGTTGCTGAACGCTATAGCTTAAAAGAGGCTAAACAATTCTTTATGTATAATTTCCATATTCCAAGGCTTAACATGCTGCCGGAAGTGAAATATCAGGAGTTGATAGACCTGTGCAAAGCCTTAGATGATAAGGAGCTAGACAGGATTAAAAGACTGTCATATCCACTATAATAAAATATTTTGAAAAATAGTGTTGACACGTCTATAAACCTCGTATAAGAATAAACTTGTATAACGAAATTACTACTAACACTAACCAACCTAAACAGGAGAGAATACAATGCCAGTAGCTAGTAAGAAGAAACCTGTTGCTAAGAAAGCAACGGTTAAGAAAGAAAAGCCTAAAGCAACTGTAAAAGCAGTAGCACCAAAAGAACCTAAAGCCGAAACTAAAGTGGCGGCTGCTCCAAGAGCGAACAAATCAAACTTCACAATTCGTAAGGACATTCCGATTCCTGCCCGTACTCATTCAGGCGGCGGTGTTTCTTCATATCCTTTCCCAGATATGGAAGTTAACGATTCATTTGGCGTACCAGTTGAAGTTGACGCAGCGTTCTATGCTGATGACAATGAGTTCCGTGCAGCAAAGCGCGAAGAGGCCAAAAAGATTTCAGCGCGTCTGTCAAGCGCGATTCGTCGTTACTCTAAAGCCCATGCAGGACAGAAGTTCTCAATGCGTGTGATTGGCGATGAAGTAAGCGTATGGCGTGTAGCGTAAGCTGAAATATGGGTGCGGGTTGTTGACCTTCCAGTTACGACCCGCACTTAAACTACCGACTGGAAGGATACTTAATGCTACAGATACAAACATTTCATACAGATAGCCTAGATAAAGCAAAGGGTGTCTGTAGCATTAAGTAGATAGTGAACCCCGACAGGCTCCAACATAGCAGAGGGATAGCACCAGTGGATACCTCGGTACGCCCGACAAAGGCAAGACGAGTTCTGCAAGACTGGGAAGTTGGGGTTCACTATCTACTTAGTCGGATGCGTTGTGCAGATTAACCCTCTTGCATGGCGCATCTTGCTAAGTAGATGTCACCAACTGGAAGGAGATAAACATGGCCAAAGCGCAAAGAGTATTTCAAGTTTCTACAGCCGACAAGTTCGTGCCGGGAGATGAGGTGCTGGTTCTTGACCGCATGAAACCGGGCTTTATTTCCGAAGTGTTTGAACACGGCTACCAAATTCGCATGGAAGACATGACCGATAGCACGGTGCTAGTGTTCCGTGAGATGACAGGCTTGGCCAAGTTGCATGGAGTTTCTAATGCCGGGGCATAAATATTTAGAAATCGGTGTTACCGTTCGTATTATGGATAAAACTGATAAATATTCAGGTTCATTAGGTGTGGTTGATTCCATTGAGGATGTAGAAGACGGCTCGCAAATAATCCATGTTAAGTTCGTACAGTATAATAATTACATAAGATTTTATCATCCAAGACAGCTATTGGTTGAGTCGGTGAAACTTTACGGTAGTGAAGCAACTAATTGTGAAAAACACCCTCGTTATAAAATTAAGCCTTTTTGCCCTGAATGTAGGGCGGAGGAAGAACGCCAACGCCCAGATATGGTCAACCACCCACCACACTATAATCAAGGCAAGGTAGAGTGCATTGATGCTATTGAAGCAGCTACCGAAGGCTTGGCCGGAATAGAAGCGCATTGCACAGGCACAGCGATTAAATACTTGTGGCGTTGGAAACGTAAAGGCGGCCTAGAAGACTTAAAGAAAGCTAAATGGTACATAGATGCAATCATTAATAGAGCAGGAGAGAAAACGACGGATTAATGTTAGTGTCTGGGCGTATGCCTATGAGATAGACAACGAACCGTTAGTAAGTGACGAAGAATACGACCGGGAGTGTAGACTAGTTGACTTGTCAATTGAAACAGGAAGACTTGACGAATGGTTCCGGGCAAACTTTCAACCCGACACGGGAATGTGGATACACAACCACCCGGAGTTGGATAGAGTTGAAAACATATACAACTTAATACTACAAGGACGAAGACGAATGAAACTATCAAACCTAATAGCATCGGATGACGTGATTGAAGAGGCATTTGCACAGCCTGTAATGAAAATCGCACCGCGCTCAAAGAAACGGCCGACATTAGAAACGGCCATGAAAGTTGTGCTTAACACCATTGAGAAGCAAATCACCGCGCACATGGCCGCAGAGATTAAAGCTTTAGTGGAGCCTGAATATGATATGCACATCCTCATGGACGGCGAACACGAAGAGGCCGAAAAGCAGGATGAGTGGGAACTTGCAGTTGATGATATGCTTGAGCGTATCGTTGAACCTTACCATAAAGTGCTATCGCAGAACTGGCTTGGTATCCATCTCATTGATGCCGGGCTACAAGACGTAGGCGGCCTTGATAAATGGTGCAATTCATTTGGAAAAGAATATTATAAGCAACTAACTTATGGTATAAACCCAGAGGACGTACTTAAGGATGCCGGAATAACTAAAGAGGTAGTTGAAGCCCGACTATCTTTACATAACACACCAACCGAACAGGAGATAAAGAAAATGGCTGACCAACAAGAGATTAGTATTGATGAGGTTGCGGCAAAGATTGCAGCACACGTCGGTAAAGGCTACACCGTAATGAATGTTTATGATGACCTTGACCAAGCATCTGACGATGACGAAATTCTAGCAGCGGGCGCGGCAGCGCGTCTTGGTATATCAGAGGATGATATATCAGTTCTGCAAATGGAACGCCTTACAATCGGGCAGGAAGTTGTGGACGTGGTGCTTCAAAAGGTGGATGAAATCGTTGAAGGCTCACCGAAAGCTAAAAAGAAAGGCGGTAAGAAGGCAGAAGGCGCGGCTATAGCACGTGAAAAGGCTCCGGCAGCACCTACCCCTGCCCCAGCTAAACAAACAGTCCCAGCGGCCACGGAAAGCGGAATAACAGCCGTTACCTTGACTGCCCTTAAAGAATGTGGCGCACAAGACACGATTATGGCAAAAAGCCTGGGCGTTTCCCGTGCCACTTATAACAACTATGTCAACGGTAAAACCGTACTCTCCCCGTCAGCCGAACAATCAGGCTATATCCGTGGCGAGGTCGTTGACCGCATCAACAAACTGTATGAAGCTCTGGCCGAGATAGACGGTACAGAAGCAGAGATGGTATTCTAATGCGCGACGGACATTCAGGCGCGGTACAGCAAAGTGATGAGATGTTCTGCCATACGTGCGGTCGTCGCTGGGACGTTAACGATGCTAACCCGCCTGAATGTGTTAAGCCTAAACCAAAGCCGATAATTAAGAAAGATTTAGACTTGGTGTTTAGAATGTTTTTGGCGGCCGAACAGCACCACCCGGACATAACTGAATATCTCAAACCTAAGATAACCAAGAAGTATAACAAATGGAAGCAGGACAGGATAGATGGGGCGACGAACGGGCAAGCGACCTACGGCAGATGACAGTTTCCTTTGGAGAATCTGCCACGCGCTTGATGAATCACCACGTGGTCTCGCTAAATCATGTGGACTTGACTACGAGCATGATGTCGCGCCTCTTCTCAACGGCCAAAAAGATATGCTTGCCGATATTGATAGGGATGAAACGTGGTGGGCGATTAGCGAATATGTCAGTCGTAGGCTTGGCGACTTGTTTGCGGTCAAGGCCGACCTCAATAGAGCATTACAGAAAGACCGTGGCAAAAGAATATTAAGACAAGAACGATTTAGGAGATTCCATGAAGAAACAAAAAGTAATAGTTGAGATAGTATCGGACGACAAGGGCAATGCGACTATAGATTTCCGCCTTGACCCACCCATACCTCCTCAAAATCAATGGCAATCGTTGCCTAAGAACCGTCAGTTACTACTGCACATGGGTAACGACATTATTACTAAACTCAAAAAGATAATGGGAGGTGAAGATGGGACAAGACAACCAAGTAGTGACAACACCTAAGATTCGTACGTGGGAGTGCGTTGTTAACATGACAGGCTACTTGGAGGGCGGCATTAAAGATTGGCCGTCTCATATCCAAGACCGCATCTTTGCCGCGCTAGAAGTATTGGCGCATCAGGTAGAGTTACCGCTGGCTATCGTTGATTCATATTTTGATGTGGATTACGGTGAAACCCCAGAGCTTGACCAGCCATACATCCGGGTTATCGCTTCGGAGATTGTGGCCAAGGATGAGCGTTTTAGCGACGTTGATTACATGAAGCGTGAATTTGATAAACTGATAAGAGGGGAGAACTCGTCGTTAAGCAGCGGGTTAGTGCATTAATGCTGCTAACTGATTTGGAAGCGGCTTTTTTCAATTACTTGTTATCTAGAGTTATAAAAAGTAAGTGTACGAAGGAAGGTAAAATAAAAGTGCTTAATAATTTAATTCAATACGTGGAGAGATACGACAATGGCTGACGACGAATACAAAGACGACTTACCTATGGAAATCAAACGCGCTTCCGGCGTGGCTGATAGCCTTGCTTTCCAACGCCAGATAAACGGTATGTGGAAAGTGTTTCTCATTAAGACCGACACGGTAGCTAAGAAGACCGTGCTTGTAACATGGCCGATTACAGAAGGCTTGGAGTGGGGTTCGGTTAATGAAGCTGTCAACGGTTTACAAAGCTTGGGTTACACAGTCGTATGAGAGAACCGAAACCAGTTATAGAAGCCGTACAGGAGATACTTACAGTTATAGACGCTTCTGTACGTAAGCATAATATGCGACCTCCATTCGTTGTAGTTCCCGACGGGTATATAAGTATGGCTTGGCGAGACCTAAGATACGACTTACATCTAGGTTCGTTAGTCACCGTTGACCCGAGACTAAAGAGTATCAGGGTTAAAGGTGTACCTATAATTGAATCGGATAATGTGTGTTTTGTTCATGCGTTATACTTTGAGATGTTTAAAATGCCTGAATATAAAGCAGTACACTACAAGCAATCATGGTGGAAACGCCTGTTCAAAAATAAAGGTAAGATATACGCCAAGGCGGTAGCATGGCTTTAGTAGCTGGCATAGACCCGGGAACGAACGGAGCGATAGCTGTATATGATACAGATACACACGGCCTTATATCCGTAGATGACCTACCGTTCTATCACATGACCATAAACAAAAAGAAGCGCAAGCGTCTTGACCCCGTAGGTCTTATGGAAATGTTTGATATGCTAAAGTTTATGGGTGTTGAACTCGTAGTGCTTGAAGCAGTCGGCGGTCGTCCTAGGCAGTCAGCATCAGCGGGCTTCGTGTTCGGCTATACCGTAGGCTGCTTATATACAGGCTGCTTATATACAGGCATCATGGTTGAAACCGTACCACCGACGCAATGGAAGAAACTACTTAAGGTTCCCGGCAAAGCGGGCGGTAAAGGCAAAGAGGAACAACGCTCGGCCGAGGTAGCAATTAAGGTTAGGTGCAAAGAATTATTCCCAAACAACCAAGACCTACTATCAACGGCTCGTGGTGCTTTCCGCATGGATAGGGCTGACGCAAGCTTCTTGGCCAAGTTTGGAGGCGACTACGTGCTACGTACATTAAAGACGTACGACAATGACGTTGAAGCTAAGTTGGCTTATAGATACGCGGAGACAGGCGCATGATACAACCAGACCTTAAAGTGTTTCTTCCTGAAAGTTACTATACTGACCTTGCCGCCTTCGGACAGGCCGTAGCATACATAACGCCCGAAAATGTATTCAAGCATATTGATTACGAAAAGCTTTATATAGAACCCATTTACGACTGGATAAAAGAACAATTATGTGGACCGATGGGGCGAGTGATTCATGTATAAAGGATATAAACACCCTGACACTCCACGTCAGAAGCTAATTGATAGGCTGCATTATGCTATCTATGTTGGCATCGTTAGCCAAGAGGAAGTCCACGCAGCCTTTGTTTCACGAGGTTACGGACCGTGGTTAGAGATACCCACGACCATAATACAAGACGTAGTTAACGACTTAATTAAGGAGACTGACAATGAAAGTAATAATGATAGTATTAATGCTGACGAACGGTCAACCGCCGGAAGTGTCAGCGACGGTAGTGAATGAAGAGGTTTGCGCCATGCTTAAAGACACTATGGAAACTGTAAGAACTAAAATACATTGCGAAGAACTGACTGAACTATGAGCGAAATACTCCCACTATTTGATTATCAAGCCCACGCTGCCGACATCATGGCCTCCCGGGATAGATACGGACTGCATGATGAAATGGGTATCGGTAAGACCGCCACAACTATTGGTGCGATTAACCGTACGTTAGGGCAGCGTGGCATGATAATCTGCCCGGCGATGTTACGCCAGAACTGGATTAAAGAGTTCAAAAGATTTTCTACCTACCCACTATCGCTCTGCAAGGGTGAAGACATCCACGATTTTGTGGCTTGGAGTCGCGGCCATTTTGATGTGCTGATTACCTCATACGAACTCGCTACTAAATGGCGCGAGAGATTCGCCAAGACCGGGGAGTTCCTAGATTTCATTGCCTTTGATGAGGCGCACTACTTAAAGAACGGCGGCTCCCAGCGTTCCCGGGCTATGCTTGGTGAAGACGGCGACGGACATAACTGCTTGGTTGAGTGGGCTGAACACGCTTGGCACGTCACGGGAACACCGATGGCCAATGACCCGCTGGATATACATACGTTCTTGCGTTTCGCTAAAGCTACAGACATGTCATCCAACGAGTTTACTAAGACGTTCTTTGATAATCGCAAGACAACATACGGTCAACGCAATACTGTCAGACCCGATATGGTTCCGGCATTACAAAACCTGATATACAATAACGCTATCCGCCGTACCCATAAAGATGTTGGTATGGAATTGCCGGAGATTTGGATGCGTGAAGTTCTCGTGGATGGTGACAGCCGTGAAGTAATTGAATACATCAAGCAGTTCCCGGGCTTAGAGCAGACTATCATTGATGCGATTGAAGCTGGTGGTCTTTCCTTCTTGGAGGCGCAGCACATTGCCACGCTGCGCCGTCTCGTTGGTAAAGCTAAAGCCCTGCCTTACGCAGAGATGTTAAAGTATGAGCTTGACCAAGGCGCGGGTAAGCGCGTTGTGTTCGGTATTCATACGGAACCAGCTATGTACTTACACAGATTCTTAAACAAGTTTGGATATAAAGCGGTACTTGTGAACGGTAGTACGTCGGAAGCAGACCGTCAAGCAGCCGTTGAAATGTTTATGACTGACCCTTCTTATAAAGTGTTCATTGGTAACATACGGGTAGCGGGTGTCGGTCTTACGCTTGTAGAAAGTTCAGACATAGATATGTTTGAGAGTGACTGGTCGCCAGCCGGAAACGCACAGGCAATCAAGCGCGTCCACCGCTACGGACAAACAAAGAATGTAACTGCAAGGTTCATCACATTGGCCAATTCCATAGATGAAGCAGTCAACAGAGTTGTTGCAAATAAAACTGCATCAATAGCTCAAATAGAAGGTTCTTCCATGACGGCAGCACCCCTATTGACAGCTTAAATAAAATACGATAAACAAGTTTAACAACCTAACTAATGGAGAGAAAAACAATGGACGGATTTGGCGCAATATTTGGAATATTTTTATTACTGGTACTAGTCATAGGTGGAGGCTTAGTCGGCTGTCCATCTTATAATGTGTACACTAACGAAAAAGGTGGTGAAGCAGAACTTGCTCGCGCCAACAGCAACAGACAGATTGCAGTTCAAGAAGCTAAGGCTAAATTAGAATCAGCTAAAATGCTGGCCGAAGCTGAAATTGAACGCGCTAAAGGTGTCGCAGAGGCAAACCGTATCATCGGTCACAGCCTTAAAGACAATGAAGGTTATCTACAATATCTTTACATTCACTCTTTGGAGAGCAGTAAGAATCAGATAATCTACATCCCTACCGAAGCGGGTCTTCCAATACTGGAAGCTGGCAGAGGCCGTTAATTAACCTAACCTAAATGGAGATAATACTATGACTAAAGTAACAATTGAACTTACAGCGGAACAGGCCGTAAAAGTTCTCACCTTTCTCGGCACTAACCCTGCACCAACAGCTTCGGCTCCAACGCCTGTTGCATCTGCTCCGGCAGCACCGCAAGCACCAACGCCTCCGGCTCCGCCTGTGGCTCCTGCTGCACCTATCGCAACTGCACCACAAGCTCCGTCTGCGCCTGTGGCTCCTCAAGCCCCTGCACTTCAACCTACAGCCCCCGCTGCCGTTGCGGGCGGTGAAATCACAGCGGGTCAAGTAGCGCAAGCAGCGCAGAACTATGCTAAAACGCATACGCCTAAAGCGGCCAAAGCTGTATTCACACAGTTCGGTTTGACAAAAGTTAGCGACGCTCGTCCTGACCAATACCCTGCACTCCTTCAAGCGTTGGCGGTATAGTATGTCAGAGTTCGCGGGAACAGGGATTCGTACTCATCGTAGATTCTCACCATCAAAGATGGAAAGGTATGGTGTATGCCCCGGCGCACACAATCTACTTGAGCGAACCCCTGCCCGCGAACGGACTGTCTATGCTACAGAAGGTACAGAAGCACACGACATATTAGACGCAGGGTTAAACACATACTGCGCGTCAGCTAAAGAAGCGTTAGATAATAGTATACATTGCGTAGCAGATATTGACGACACAACCTTGGCCGCTGTGCAAGACTGTCTTGATTATGTGTGGGGTATCTTTGAAGTAATTAACAATCAGTACGGCGACCTCGTTATGTTCACCGAACAGTATGTTAACCCACCTATACACATACTGCCGGGCGAAGCGGCTGGTTATTGTGACATCGCTTTGTTCTCCCGTAAAGCCCGTAAACTTTGGATTATAGATTTTAAGAATGGTGTCGGTGTAGTTAAAGAAGCCGAAGAAAATAAACAGATGAAACAGTATGGCGCGGGCTTCCTGTTTGATGAGGACTTAAAGCTCGTCAATCCAGCCGACGTAGACACCGTAGTGTTAGTTATCGTACAACCCCGCGCTTTCCACCCGAAGGGTCCCGTCCGTTCTTGGGAAACTACACCGGGATATTTAGCTGATTATCTATTTGATTTAGAAGAGGATATTGAAAAGTGTCTTGACCCTAATGCTCCGCTCAATCCGGGCGTAGAGCAATGCCAGTTCTGTGAAGCCCGTTCAGTCTGCCCGGCCATTGAAGCGAGGAACCTTATGGTTATCCACCCTCAAGTCAGACAGGTTGAACAGATACCTACAATTAAATTACCAGACCCTAAGTCGCTGGATGTTACGCGCTTATCACAAGTTAAGCAGTCGTTTGAACTCCTACGTATTTGGATGAAAGGTGTGGACACACACGTTGACGAACTATTACGGTCGGGTGTTCACGTACCGGGATATAAGATTGTAGAATCAGAACCTCGTCGTGAATGGTACGGCGATGAGCAAGACCGGGTTAAGAAATTGGCCGCACTCATTGGCTGCAAAGAGGATGACCTTTACGAGAAAACATTAAAGCCGCTGACCCGCGTAGAACCTATGGTGGTTTCAGCCTTTAAGGAACGTGTCGGCCGAACCCGCAGAAACAAAGCCGCAGAGGAAGCACGACAGATGTTTGCATATTTTACTACCAAAGTTTCATCAGGTAATCTAACTGTAGTAAAAGATGATGACGAAAGACCCGCAGTTAATAAAGCTTTAACTTCGTTCAGTTCAATACCACAACTACCAAACCCAAACAACCAATAGGAGAGTATATAATGACAACTACAATTATGAAAGACAGCGTAGTAGGAGATGCGTGGATTCAACAATCCCAAGCAGCCGTACCTATTCAAAAGATTATTGACCCACAGACGGGCAACTGGAACGGTGACTTCTTAACTGGTCCCGTGCGTTTAGCATTTGCCGACTTGTTTGAGTTACCTAAAAAGAAAGATAACTCTACAAGCGAACCGAAGTATGGCGCACATCTTTTGTTCCCGCCTAACACAAACTTCCAGCTTTTATACGATGAGTATTACGCTGTGGCCGCTAGGGACTTTGCTGATAAGTGGAATCCACACATGAATCAATATCAAGGTGTGCGTTCGCCGTTCCGCGACCAAGCCGAGAAGGCCAAGTTTTCTGGCTACACTCCGGGTGCGGTATTCCTTTCAGCATCATCTCGCTTTAAGCCGCCTGTGGTTGATGCCCGTCGTAACCCTATCATTGACCCAAACAAAGTTAAAGCTGGTTTCTGGGCTATCTGTGCGATTAACTGCTATGCGTATAAAGACCCTAAGAATCCGGGTATCGCTTTCGGCTTGCAGTCGGTGATGATGATTGCCGAAGATAAGGTACTTAGTGGCGGTGGTCCTGACGTGCAGAAACAATTTGCCGGAGTTAATGTTCCGACCGCAGTTGTTCGCCCTGACATGGCGGCTGGTATGCCACAAGCTACACCTCCGTCACCGGGCATCCCGGGATATATTGCGCCGGGCGGTGGAGCGCAAACTCCGGGTTACAATCCGGGCGTTGCTGCACCTCAAGTTCCGCAAACTCATTTCGTGCCTCCGGCTACACCTTCTGACGACGACAACGACATGAGCTTCTTAGGATAGTATGCAAAACAAAGCCCACATTGACTTTGAGACAAGAAGCCCTACGGACTTACGTAAGTCGGGAGTTCACCGCTATGCGGAAGACCCGAACACAAGGCCGTGGGGTTTCTCTTGGCGCATTGATAACGGACCTCGCGGCCGTTGGATGTGGGGAGACCCTGACCCGGAGGTTTTGTTGCAGCATATCCGGGACGGCTATATAGTAGCAGCACATAACGCAATCTTTGAACGTACCATTTGGAACTACATCGTGCGTAGATACTTCCCACATTGGCCGGAGCTAAAGATAAGCCAGCAAGATTGCACCATGTCTCGTGCTGCGGCCGTTAGCTATCCTCAAGACCTTGGCTCCCTATGTGCTGCGCTTAAGACCCCGAACCAGAAAGATAAAGAAGGTCAGGCGTTAATGATGCAGATGGCCAAGCCTCGTAAGTTTAATGCCGACGGTACTATTACGTGGTGGGACGAGCCTTATAAGATTCAACGCTTGATGCAATACTGTGATACTGACATTGATACCGAGTGTGATATTGACGTACGTATACCAGCGTTAACACCATACGAACGGGCAGTCTGGGAGTTTGACCAAATCATTAATGACCGTGGTATCTACATTGATGTTGAAGCCGTAAAGAAATGTGTTGAACTTGTAGACCTTGCTAAGAAGTCAGCCGACGCGGAGATGCGTAGATTGACAGGGCGTAATGTTAAGAAGTGTAGTCAAGACAGAGAGATTGTAGCGTGGATAACAGCACGTGGTATTCCTTGCACAACCGTAAAGAAAGGTGAGCAAGACGATTTGAAATTCATGGCATCCCTGCACGGGGATGAGTTGGTACGCGACGTTATTGACCTTCGCGCAGACAGTAAGAAAACCAGCACGGCCAAGTATAAAGCTATGCTAGAATGTGTATGCAGAGACGGCCGTATCCGTGGGACGCTTAACTATCATGGCGCGGGTCCCGGCCGCTGGGCTGGGCGTTTAATTCAGCCACAGAACTTCCCGCGTTTAGACTATGAGAAAGAAGGTTACTTGGTTATGTGGCTTGTTGATTTGCTGGAAAGCAAACGCACCGCAGAAGAGGTATTTGAAATGATAACGGCCGTCTATGGTGAGAGTGGAACTCACGCCCCTATGCGCCTGTTATCCAAGTTACTGCGCTCCATGATTAAGGCCGCGCCGGGCAACAAACTTGTAGGTGGTGACTTCTCAAACATTGAAGGTCGTATTGCAGCTTGGTACGGTAACGAGCAATGGAAGCTTCAAGCGTTCCGTGATTACGACACCATTATAGGTTATGATAGCAAGCAGCGTGAAGTTAGAAAGGGTCCCGATTTATATAACGTAGCGTACGCAAAGTCCTTCGCCGTAGATATTAAATCAGTTGACAACCAGCAACGACAGATTGGTAAGTGCCAAGAGTTAGCGTTAGGTTTCCAAGGTTCTATTGGCGCGTTCATTATGATGGGTGCTACATACGGCGTTAATCCATACGACCTTACTGACCCGGTACGTAAAGCAGTAAGTCAAGCCGTATGGGATGCCACGGCAGCGCAGTACGAACACTCAAAAGATAAGAATGGTTTACAAATTAATGAGTGGACTGCTATTAAAATTATCGTTGATGGGTGGAGACGTTCTCACCCGGGCATCGTTCAATCTTGGTGGGACTTACAAGACGCTGCGGTTGAGGCTGTGAGCGCACCACAGAATATTATCACGGTACTGGGCGGTAAGATTTCTTACTACTTTGACGGCCAACATTTATGGTGCATCCTCCCTTCCGGCCGGATGATTTGTTATGCCAGCGCGTTCGTTAAACACACGGAGCAGGAGTATACGGACAAGCTAACCGGGGAAGTTAAAAAACGCTGGAAGAACGTCGTTCACTTCTGGGGATACAAAGATGGCCGTTGGAAAGAGATGGCACTATACGGTGGTTTACAGTTTGAGAACATCGTTCAAGGAACTGCACGTGATGTTATGGTTGATAGGATGTTCGCGGTTGAACACGATGGTTTCCCTATCATACTAACAGTACATGATGAGATTGTGGCGGAAGTCGCAAAGAATAGGACTGACTTAAACGAGGAGCGGTTCGCTCAAATTATGTCCGTGCTTCCAGTCTGGGCGCAAGGATTACCATTAACAGCTAAAGCGTGGGAAGACGAGAGGTACGTGAAATGAAGAAAGAATTATCAGAACACCAACAGAAAACAGTTAAGGCTTTGTCACCCACAAATACTGACATTGATATTGCAGTTATATATACGCGAATATACGGAGACCCGGGCGCGTTGTCGGCTCGTGAGATGCAGCAAAAGCTCGCTCATATATTTAAGAACATTAATCATAAACTGGAACCCGAGCGGCGCATTGAACCCGGGGCTTTGAAAAGAACTTATAGGTTAAACACGCAAGTTGATAGAGGCTAGATATGGGAACACTAAGCGCAGCTCTGGCTTGGGCGCAGCGCGGGTTCCTCGTCTTTCCTATCGTGGAAAACGGCAAGGTTCCTGTATCTGACAACTGGGTAAATACGGCTACTGTAGACGAAGAAGCTATACGTGCATTATGGTCTGACCCCGTACTAAAAACAGAACGTAACTACAATATCGGTGTGCTATGTTCTAACATGGTTGTCATTGACATTGACGTTAAGAACGGCAAGGACGGATTCAATCAATACGACGAAGTAGGCGGTCACTATGATACGCTTACTGTTAAGACTGTATCGGGTGGTTTCCATTGTTACTTCCGTGGACCTGATAGCGCAAACGCCCCTCTTAATTCCGGCGTGGATGTCAGGTCTCACAACGGTTATGTTCTCGCGCCCGGTTCAACGATTGATGGTGTCGCCTACCAGATTATTGATGACATGCCAATGGCCGAATTGCCAGAGACTATCAGGCCATTGTTGCGCTCCCCTTACGAGCGGTTAGAAATTCAGGCAACACACGAACTTGATACCCCGGCCGCTATTGATGCTGCGATTCGTTACCTTCAATCAGAACGCCCAGCCATAGAGGGTATGGGTGGTGATAGCCAGACATATATTACGGCGTGTAGGCTCGTGCGCGAGATGGCATTGTCCGTGGATAAAGCCTATGAGTTGATGAGCATATTCTATAACCCGCGCTGCTCGCCTCCGTGGGAAGCAGAAGAACTTTACCTAAAGATTCAAAATGCCGCTGCTTACGGCACGGCCGACATGGGTAGGTTAACGCCGGAGGTTCTATTTGCTGGCGTTGTGGTAGCCAAGCCGCCGAATATCTTTGAGCAATCAGGGCTTAAGTTTGGCAACGCGGTTCTGCCGGACGAGATACCGCCGCGTGACTGGTTGATTGAACGTATGCTACTACGTAAAGCTGTTACGATTATTACGGCTAGTGGTTCGGCTGGTAAGTCAACTATAGGTCTGACAGTAGCGGCGCACTTGGCGGTCGGTAAGTCTTTCCATCACTACACTACACGTTATACAAACGGTAGCAAGATTATGATATACAACGGTGAGGATGATATAGCAGAACAGTCTCGTCGTCTCGCTGCTATATGCCTTCAATACAAACTAGACTTTAGTACAGTCACTAAGAATATAATGTTAGTATCATCTCGTGAACTTAAACTTGAAGTAGCCTACGTTGAAGGTCAACGCCCGGTACGCAATGATGTTATATGCAATCACCTTACGGAACTAGCTAGAGAGAATGAGTGTCGCTTAATCATAGTTGACCCGCTTGTTAAGATTCATAAGTGTAATGAAAGCGATAACGTCCACATGGATTTCGTAATGGAGACCTTGACTGATTTAGCCCATGACGTTAACGCGGCCGTGATGGTTATACACCACGCTTCTAAGGGCGGCGGGCAACAAGACAATAGAGTCGGCAACCCTGATAACGCCCGGGGCGCGTCGGCCATTATCAATGCTGCTCGTATTGCGTTTACGTTACTGACTGCAACGCAGAGGGATGCCGAAGAGTACGGCCTGACCGATGAGCAGAGACAGGAATATGTAAGGTTAGATGATGCCAAGATGAACTTAACCTTGGCCGACAAGAACGCTAAGTGGTTCCGTAAAATTGGTGTTCAAATATCGCCAAACAATCCTGACCTTATCGGTGTGCTTTATCCTCACGACCTCACGAAGAGTGTTGAGAATATTAAAGACCGTTATGCTCGTAACCTCTACCACGCCATTACGTCAGCAAACGTAGGTAGCCTTGGTATGGTTCAAGCGATAACATACTTGAAAGCATCCGACCCTATTCTTAAAGCTAAGAATGATAAGGATATTAAAGACACGATTGTAGGGTTCTTCACAACCGCAGTATCATACAACGGTAAGAGCATCCAGTACGTACCGGGTGAAGACGGTGCTAAGGCTGCAATAGTTCTTAATTAGATAGGGATTCCAAATACCTAACGTGCGACTGACATTGAATCAGTTGGGCTGTTTGGTCGTCGGCTTGCTTGAGCTTTCCGATGAGTTCAGTAGCTTGGATTCTCCCCAGCACAGGAAGCACGTCTCCTGCGGTGCGGCCATCATTGCGCTGTCCGATGCCGGTAATAGGCACACTCGCTCCCTCGGCTCCGATGTCGCGCAGCTTGTTATTGAGAGCATTAAAACGATTAACAATACTTGTATATTTTTCCTGTAGCTCATCGCCGTTCCTTTTTGTTTGGGCTTGATTGTCCTTGCACGTTTTTCTCTCGGCCGCGATAGCGTCTTCCTTTTCTTTGGCCGCAGCTTTTTTAACGGCTTCAATCCGATTGTTATAAACATATTCGCATATTTTATAAGTGGTTACGCTGGACAATGCCAGGCTAATTACCGTAGTGCCGATGATGATATACTTAGTAGCTATCATGCTGCAATTACCAAACCTTTGTGATATTCAACCTTCCCGGTCTTCTTGTTACGTACGGCCGATTTAACATCCATACGACAAGGTTTACGTTCGGTGTAGGATACATGCACCCAGCCCGCATCCTTAACGCTCTTGACGAGATATTCGGCAATAAGCTGGTCAAAGATTAGGTGGTCACGAATGTAATTGAACACGTCCACATTAGGCACTCCGGCCACTTTAATGTCGGCCGCTTCACCGAGACGGTGCTGTGAGGTCTTGCTGCTACCCGGCGTGGCCGCGTTAAGCTTCTCGCTTCGGAAGCCCGAAGAGACGCTGACAGGTTTACCAAAATGCTTACGCACAGGCTCGCCAATATAGATGCACCACAACTTAATGCGCTCAATTTCTTCGGTGGTAGGTTCGTTCTTGATGCCGAGCTTCTTAGCGCGGGCTGAACGGGTGAACTCACTTAGCTTGAAGTTTGGCGTTAACTGAATGTCTGTAGTCATTTGGAGTGCTTACCTCATGTACGATTTTGTCTTTATGCTTTTCAAATAGGCAAAGTATATCATTGCACAAATCGCGGGTTTCTGCACGAGAATTTTTAATAGTGGTAAAGGCTTTATCTCTGGCCACTTCTAAACGGTCTTTGCAAGTTGACGGCGCGAAATATTTGATAAGTGTTTTCATACAGCCTCTATTTGTTTATCGCCAGTCGTAGCGTCGTGTTCACTTCGGTCATCACTTTTACCAAGTCTTTACTGTCTTGGCTATATTCTTTTCTAACCGTCTCCATGTCGGCTGCGTATTTAATGCGAGAGTCCTTAAGTTCTTTCAGTAGATTATTAATAATCCAAAAGGCAAACCCAGAACCGAACACAATAAATGCAACGAGTAGGCCAAACACGAGGTTCTGCTCCGCTACTTTTGTAAGACCTATTACACCTACATCATCAATAGTAGCCATCGCGTAACCTTAAACCATAATAGAATTGCTGTTATAAAATTCCTATCATGATTTGCCTTAATTGGCAAGTACGTAAATCATGACTGTTAACACTAACCCTTGCAACACTCCATTGGTCATCTCCGCGATAGGTGTCGGGTAGTTCGTAAGAGTCTTCAACCATAACCATTTACGAACCAATATGTACGCGGCAGCACCACTAAACGCATAAAGAGCCGTGGCGCATATTGCTACGGCCGCCGACTCTACCGAGGCGTTAATTAATAACGCAACACCCATCAACGGTATAACAAATTGTGTAAGACGTACGGCTAATGTTATGTAGTCGTCACCGTCGTTCATATCAATCATCTCACCCCAGCGACGTTGGCCGAATAGAGCGAACAGACTAAACACCCTAAAGCAGACGTAGCCTAAAGCGTATGCCAATACCATATACCATGAGTTGTTTAAGTCCTTAACTAACGGGTACACATATAATGGCGTACAAAATAAAGAAGCGAATAGTGCATCACGTATGTAAGGTAGTTTTCGTATACGAAGTTCAACCATCGGATTATATAAAACACGCGCTCCGGCCACGGGTTCCATCTCGTCTTTGTCGTGAAACTTATAGCCCCCACCACCACAAAGTAGTGACACACAACCAGCTATATAAACAATAGCAATCCTATAACCAAGTACCAGCAATTCCATAAATACGAACCTCCTTACCGTTTGCGCCTTGAACATTAAATACTAATTGAGTGCCAGACGGTTGCGCTGAAACGTCAACCTCACCCTCGGCCATGATTAAGCCTCCGCCGCCCGGATAAGACCCGGCCGAAGTAAGTGTCACGGCCGTGAAGTTTGAAGCGTTGTTACGGCTGACTCTAGCGGTCATGTCCGTATTAAGTGTTATAGAATCCACCGCCTCATACACTACTAGTATTTTCATACGGGTAGGTGCTGCCGCCGCAGTATACGCTATGGTCTCTAAATCAAGTTCGCACAAACCTAATATACGGGCGAGTATGGTGTTATACCCACTCAATATCGTATAGCTCGCTTTGTTCGCTACGGCCGCTTCTGAACCCGGAGTGATGCCGGACTTATAGTAATCTTGCATGTTAGGAGTTTTCACGCCTGTCCGGCCGATATTACCTGACGTGATGTCATGACAGAAGATATGATTGAAACCGTTATTCAGAGGATAAGCAAAGCCATCAGTAGTGTATTGAGTGGCCGCATTTAGCGTCGGGTTAGTTGCGCCGGATATGTTGACTGCTACGTTATCTAAGCCACCGCCTGTTTGAAAATCGTACACGTCCCCGGAGGATGCTACACGGCCAAATCTCATTGATGCTACAACTTCCGTCGCGCTTGTCGGTCCATCTAAAACTAACTTCAATTTATTAGCACTAGCTGCGAGTCCCGCCGCTGATACGATATTGAGATAACAATAGTTTGAGTTACCCGTACCTTGTGCGCTGGCTAAAAGACCTCTGTTGAATATCGTCGCATAAGTACCCGCATACCTATCATTGGCCGCGTCGTATGTAATACCTTTAGTGAATATCTCCATCTTATCAAGGAAGTAACGTGCCGTACTTTGGCTTGAACCCGCAGCAATGTTCGGTGTTCCCGCATTAGCCGCGCCAGCTACGCGCCAGTTAACAATAGGAGAGTTAGCAATAGCAGCACCGAAATTCGTGGCTGTCGTTAATCCCTGACGAATCACGTACGTTTTAGTAGGGTCAAAATTATACGCCGTGAAATCGGAAGCGAACACCCCGGAGTTAGGAGGGATGAGACCCGCATTTGCCGCACCACCAAAAAGAACTTGCTGCATTGTTCCGTTTATACAATCGCCCGGGTCGCCGCCTAAGTCTGCTTCGCCAATATATACGGAGTGGTGTTGGAAGTTATAAGCACCACCATTGAAGTAAAGCTTAAAGCCATACGCATTGGCCAATAAGTAACCCGGTACGATGTAGCTTTCAAGAATATTACTCGCGCCGCCCGAACCCTGACCCGCTAAACTGCCCGTAATGTAAGGCACGACGTTCATTACGTCAGTACCGCCGGAGTTCGTGAGGTTAATACCTGTCTCATTGAACAGGCCGTCAGCTATGTAATTATCTATCGCTTCTTTTGTTGCGGTTCCGCGCAATGCTTGAACCCGTCCAGCAAGAAAGGTCGTAGACTTTAAACCGCCGTGGGCGTATGCGTTTATTACATAGTCACTCATGGATAGTACCCGTTCAGAAATACCTTCATGCCCTTTGCGCCAGTACCCGCAACGTCTTGGTCAAACGATACGCGGTCTCCGGCTGCTAAAGAAACTGAACTGCCTGATATTACTGACGGTGTAGCGGCTGTCGTCGTGTTGTATTCGCTAACGTCAATCGTAGGTCGCGTAGTGAATATAGACGAACCGTTCTTATTAACGTCAATCGTAGGTAAACCTGACGATGATACGGTCTCTACAGAAGCAGTAACACTAGTAATAACCATAGCACGATGAGCGGAGAAGCCCGTCTTATTCGTACCTGTTGTTAAGGTAGTAGTCTCATCACTTAGAGCAAAGCCTATAGAGAACGGCTGTTTCTGAAACGTATTAGCGGCAAAATCCATCGTCTTGTTCGTCAAGGTCTGAACGCCAGCAAGCGTAACGTCACCTAAACCTTGTGGTCCACGCGCCCCAGACAAACCAATAATCCATGAAGTCTTTGTGCCAGAACCACCAACAACTTGGGAATCTAACACGAGTGCGCCTGTGCCGTTATTGTATGAAGAGACCTGACCCCACATCCAGTTAGCAGCATTGGCCGCATCAACCGCAATAATGAATTGGCCAAGGACGAAGTTCTTGTTGGCTTGAATAGTGAAGTTCTTTGAGCCTGTAGCAATAGAATTACTTGAAGCAGATGTGGCGGTGAAAGTGCTGCCCGCCAAGACCGCCGCTGCCTCTGCTGCTATACGGTCGGCATCAGCATTACTCGCCGCTGTCTGTGCTGCGTCGCGGTAATTTAATGCAGCATCACGTGCGTTTTCGGCGGCTGTTTGCGCTGTGCCAGCGTTGTTGGCGTGAGTTTGTGCTGCATCACGAGCCGCTTGAGAATCATCTCTCGCGTCTTCGGCCTCGCCCTGTGCAGTTTGCGCTGCGTTACGCGCTGCAATTGCGTCATCTCTTGCATCCTCCGCATCCGACCCCGCAGTTAAAATGGCCTGAACATCAGGACCATTGATGAGGTTGCCGTTTGCGTCACCCATCATTACTTTATTCTCTTCGGGAATCTCAATATAAATCGGATTCTCGGAACCGCCTACATTCTTAGGGGCTAGGCCAACGAAGCGTTTGGCTTGTTCCGCAATTTGCTGAAAGCGCATTGTCATACGCTCAAACTCACGGGAGATGAAAGCTGTCTGGCGAACAATCTCTGGGGTAACGCTTGTTTTGTAATCTAACTCACGACGCACAGTCACAAAGTTAGTTTCATTCACAGGGTCGGCCGTAATCAAGTTGTTTATTTTAGTAAGTAGAGAAGCTTTAGGAGTGATAGTAAACTGGTTATAGTTTGGTTCACTCAACTCTACTGTAAAGTCAGTATTGTAAACAGCTTCAAGACTGTCCTTGCCATAGATGACAAGCACCTCGTCTTCCGCGTATAGCGGAAAGGTACAGTTTAACGGAACATTGGTAGCAATGTTAGTAAATGTTTGAGCGGTTTGCTCCGTTGATATTGCCATCTATTCCTCCCCGAACCTTGGTGCGCGGTCTGGTGTCGCTTCCCCCGGTTGCCAGTAATAATCGTTGCCGTAAATTTTCTTCTGGTTCGCTACCTTACGTCTACGCTTATCGTACGCTTTAGGGTCAGCTATGTTCTCCATACTGTCCCAGAAAGCTGACTGGAAGGCGCGTTGCGCCCACCATAAGTTAGACCCCGGAGTGTACCTTCGCAAGAACTCTACCATACGTTCAGGTGTTTTGCTATCGTAATTTTCAATATCGTCGGTAGTCGCCAACGCAAAGGCATCTCCGAGGACAATCTGCATCGCATCACCTACCACACCGACTAAAGGTCCCGCTGCTACATCCTGCGGCCCTTGGCCGAATTGATTGATACCCGAGAACAGGAAGTCGCCCCAGATACCCGCACCGCCGCCTTTCATAAATGCCTTACCCCAGAAACGCGCATCATCCATCGGCAACGGGTCACGACCGTTCTTAAGTTCGTTTAGCTGCACGGCCATTGCTCCGGCGATTGTCGTAGCTGCCGCCATCCCCGCGTAGAACCCTAAACGTCCTTGTGCCTTTTCGGTTGTCATACCGAGACGGCCGTAAATTGTATAGAATGTCAATGGGAAGTTTTTATACATGCCAAAGCTATAGAGTAATGCACCTACCATTGTGTCGGGTCGGGTATTACCACGTAATGTAACTGACGATTCAATCGTACTATCAGGAACCATATAACGAGACTCTTGTTGCACCATACCTTGAAACTTACGGAACAATTGTGTCTTATTAGGTATATCACTTTCAAGTATATCTAACGGACGTAAGAACTCTACGCCCTCATCAGGTTTCCAGCTTTGTACTTTCGTTCTGAACAAGTCCCACTCTTCGGCCGTAATACCGTAGCGTTTCATTACGCCATTCCAAGGCAACTGCTCAAAGCTTTTACCTTTCATGTCGTGCATTAAACCTAAGAACTCAAACTGCGCCCGGCTACGTGCGGCCGTCGTAGTAGCAACCATGCCGGAAGAACGCAATACAACGTCAGTTACTTTACGCGACAGATGAGGTCCCGCTGCGGCCAATGGGTTGAATCGGTCAGTAGCATAAAGAGATGACAGGCTTTGTTCATGGATAAAACCCGACCGTGCCATGATGCCCTTTGCTCCCTCTCTGTCCGAAGCAATAACATCAAAGTAATGTTTCATTCCGCCCATAACAGGCATCTTATTAAAGCGGCGTATCACGGCCGTAGTAGCTAAGTCACCTGTAGCCGAAGCGAACGTAACACTACCAAGCAAAGCTGCGGTGGTTAGATTTCCCGAAGTGTTTACTGCGGCCGCTAATGTGCTTTCCGGGTTCATCGGATTATTACGCATAACAATATCAAACATCGGCTTGACTTTATTGTTAAGGATACCTTCTAGTTCGGCTTTCTCTTTGCCTGTCAGCTTCAACTCTTGCGCCTTAGACCTTGCTATGGCCGCGAGGTTTTCAAACGTCAGGTCAGGATTAGGACCGAAAGTTTCTATGGCCGCGATACGGTGTGCCATATCACCAATATGCCGGGTCATTACATCAAAGACCGTACCATCGCCATACTTCTCGTGCGCCGCTTGCCAAGACGCGGAATCTTTATAATGAAGAAAACGGTGTTGGTCTAGTGCATTACCTAATGCTCTACCTTGTCCACGGAAAGCAGTCGGGTCAATCTTGTTCGCACCGTTAGAACTCTTGGTATCGTATATCTTAGCCAGTACCTTTGCTCTATCTTCTGGTAGTATTGGTGAACCGTCCGGCCATCTTGTCTTATTCCAGTCAACCCATTCTAAGTGGCTCTTAACATACCCTGCTTCACCACCGTTATCCGGGTGAAGTAACTTAGCGGAGTTATGTTCCTGCGGGAAATAGCGATTAAGCTTACGCATTGAACCGCCCGCCGCATTAAACATATCAACAGCTAGGTCGCTTATCTTTAGCCACGAATCTGCTAATTGTTTAGCTACCTCATCGCCTGTATGTTCTCCGCGAATCTCACGCTCTATGTTCGGTAAGTGAGCTTTACCCTTCTGTCTACCAAACGCACCAATATCTACCTTCTGCAATGCGTCATCAAACAATGTATAGAACTGGTCGTTAACAATCTTACGCAATAAAGTGTACGATGTGTTTTGGAAACGCGGGTCTTGTTCCACCAAAGCTTTAACCGCGTGTGCAATCGCTTTACCGCGAGAGCCGCGTGGACCTACTTGTTTACCGAAGAAATCCTTAGCAGTAAACGCCTTAACATCCACCTTTGCGCCAAGGTCAACTTGCTTCATATTCTGCGCTTGAACCGCTAACATCTTGGCCGTGCGTTTCGTTTTCTCCGCAGCCGTACTGGCCATGTTATCAAAGGTCTCGCGCATAGCAAGAAGTGAAGCGTCAGCCTCCGTACGGCCTTGGCGCGTATAGTTTGCTGCCCGGTCTTCAAATTCCTTGATGATTTCGTCGGCACGCTCTTTGCCGAACCGCCTGTCTTTCAGGTTGTCCCGGATACATTTTGCGAAAGATTCTATATTGAGCATTTCTTCGTAGCCTCTAAATCAAGTTCAGCTTCCCGGGTTTCTTCAAGCAATTCACGGACAGTTTTGTAAGTGCCGCCGGAACCATTATCATTAGGAACGTAAATCTTATCACCATCCAGTTTAAGTTTCAATTCCGTTCCTGCGATGTGGATTTCCCCGCCCTCTTCTTTCAACACATTACCCATCTCGGCACGGAATTTCTCCATAACTTCATCCATGCGCTTCATGTCTTCACGAACGATTGTCTTTGCATAATCAACTGCATCAGCATCCGGGCGCATCTGTCCTTCCACCTTATATGCTTGCTGCAATATAGGGGCTTTATCAATTGTCTTCTGGGAGAACGCGCCGCTATCATCGGCGGGTTTATATGAAGACGAAAACTCTTTAAACTCGGGCGGCAATTCACGCTGGCCGGAACGAATCATTTTCCTAATCGCTGCCCTCTGCTCTGGCGAACCGCGCCATTCATTATTCGCCCGGGCATAAGCACGGGATACCACTTCGGCCATGCTTGACATCTTTTGGTCAGTAGCAATCAACTCATTACGTACTCCGCTTACTTCAATGTCATCGTTCAGACGTACCATATAGTCCTGTCCTTCCTCGGTCAGCTTATCTATACGTTTTTGAATATCCCTTATCTTACGGTTTGATATACCGCCCGCATCTACTTGTGCTTGCAAGTCATCAATCTTGTTCGCTAAGTCGTCTAGTGCAGTCATAATTGAAGCACGTTCAGTCGGAGATACTTTATCAACTATAGTTTTATCGTATATGTCAATCTGCGCTCGTAGTTCCTGCTTACGTTCAGCGAGTTTATCATATACGCGGAATGTGTCTGGGTCTATAATACGCGCAGCTTCGTCTACTGTACGCGGTTGCATTTTCATGAACTCTTCGTATCCGCCTAAGTCAATAGCTTTCATATCGCTAGGCTTTGGTCCGTCCCAAGCATCAAGCACCCGAGAAGTGGCCGAGAGGTCAGCGGTGACTCTGGCCGCGCCATGTCGGCTTGCCCCATAATCACGCTCCATATTCAGCTTATCATAAGACATTCTGCCTTCGGCAAACGCTAAAGCTTTGTTATCGGCAGCGAGGTCTTCGGGTGACATTTTAGTTCCGGCCGGGATTTCAGTATCAATCGGTGGTGGAGGTGCTGGGTCATCAGGCGTATTACGAAACCAACGTCTCCCTGCATATCGTGCGGTAGCTGCTAATGCTTCACCACCACCTTGTAAGACACCACCACCTGCGGCCGCAAAGGCCACTCTGGTAGCTGCATCTCCAAACCCGGATTCAAGCCCTAGTAGACGACGTTCTTCCTGAACGCCTGTCGCTTGGTTGACAGTTTCAATAACACCTTGCGCTCCCGCTTGCGAGGCGATGCGCGTTGCTGCGTTCTTGCCCGCGCCGCCGATTGCGGCCGTATAAAAATTGAACGGGTCAGTTCGTGGGTCCATTGACGAAACAGCGCCACCCAGAAACTCACCAACACCGCCGCTGGTTGACGTACGCATATTTGCTGTCAATTGCTCGGACTCTTGAGCCTTAGTTCTCACAGAATCCCAAATCTCCCGGGAGTTCAATAATCCCAAATCAGGATATTTCTTTTTCAGAGATTCAATCCTAGAGTCATAATCCGCAATGTGCTGCGCGGTTTCTTCGTCCCCGCCTTCCTCGTAGAACTTGGCAAGCTTCATACCCATAGGGTCAGTACGGCCGAGACCGAACGTAGGGGATAACGGGTCAAGTGGTGCTTTAGCGACTGTAAAACCGCTTTGTGTCCACGGCGATATTTCATCTTGAGATGCCCCAGCTTTATATAGCTTAGTCATCTGTTCTTGTTGTATATCACCTACCGCACGTTCAATACCATACATAGATGACGTACGCCATTGAGACTCATACGCTTGTTCAAACCCTTCGGCAAAACCTACTCGCGGTCCGTACGTTGCCTGTTCAATAGACATCGTAGCTGCGTTTTCATTTTTATCAAATAATGAGGTCATAGCATAGGTCCCATCATTTGCATTTGTTGCATTTCACTACGCGTTATATTGCCGCCTGTCTTTGGCCTAGTGACAATCGTACGTATTTCCTTTCCATCTAAACGTAAGAGAAACGCTTTAGAAGAACGGCCGGAAGTATCCACGCCGGATGACGTACCATCAGGATTCTTAATCTCTGGGAATGTAGCAAGGAAGGACCCGTCGGCCAACTGGACTTTGTATGTGCCGTCACCCACGGAGCGCAGCATAACCTCATCCTTAATATCCGCCGGGTCAATTATTGTGCCATCAGCATAACGCGGTGCTTCGCCCGTATCGGATAAACGCACCCAGTCAAGTAATGTCATATTCGCTATAGCCTTCTCTACTTCCGCGCCTGTCACGCCTTTAGGTATTAAAGTTATATTACCATTAACATCATCCATAGCCGGACGGCCTTCGCCTCCACCAAGAACTTTTTGAATAGCCTTACGGTAGTCATCTGTATTATACGTACCAGTACCACTACGGCTTGATGTAACATTATCTACCCAGTAAGCAGTCGCAGCATCCTGTACGTATTGACGTTGTGTCGGATTAAGGTCTGACAACGCGGCTTTAGTGTACGCCGCAAAGTCCTGACTGATTTTACCCATGTCTTCAATACCAAGCTGATTTTTAATCGCCGGGTTCTCAACCATCTTAGCCCGGCCGCGCATAATTGCTCCGGCAATATCAGGCGAACCATCAACATACAAACGTCCAGCATGAGAGAACGTAGGGTCTTTAACCTCAAGCTGTTTAAGCGCAGCTTTAGACATAGCAGGACCCATAGTCTCAATGTTAGCCATGATACCAAGGGTAGCCTCGTAATCGTTTTTATCAATCGTCTTCTTGAGGTAATTAGCTTCATCCTCGGTAAACGGTTTCATATCAGTTTCAGATAAGCCGTAATATTCGGCAATATCTTTGGCCTGTGCGCCGCGAGCAGAGAAACCACCATCAGTATCTAACGGAGTCAGGATATGACTTCCAACTTTAGCAGCATGTGCGGCCGGGTCATCCTTAAGTTCCTGTTCAGTTTTCTTCAATAATTTCTCACGGAATTGATTATCCTCAAAGGCCACTCGTGATGGGGTCAGGGAGAATCCTTGGGAAATATAATCGTACATCTGGGACACGGTGCGCGGTTGCCCTTTATCATAGAATACGGGCTTATTAGCTTTCGCTGCTTGTGGTAGTAGGGATGCAGCGTCGGCATCCGGGTTGCTCTTATACGCGCTTAAGAACGCAGTAGCACCACCCGCACCTAGGAAATGTGCCATGTATAATTCGGCTGAATTAACAGCACGACCTAACGCAGCTTCCATTGTGCGTTTATTAGTTGACGCTAAAGCGGCCGCAGCAAATATGGAAATTTGTGGGTCTTTACGTAACTCTAAAATCTCCGCGTCTGTTTTACCTTCAAGTTGAGTCTTGAACACAGCCTGTATAGTCGGGTTCTTCATTATGTTCAAGAACGTACCCTCTGTAAACTGTGCAACACCTACTGCGCTGGACGTTGGTTTACCGTTCTCATCTACTATCCCTGTCGGACGGCCGTAATCAATACCGCTTGCAGTAGTCACTTTACCTTCTCGGGCAATTTGCTCACTCGCAATTCCCGGCTTATATCCTTTCTTCTCAAGCACAGCGGCCACTTCTGGGGACAGGTAAGTCCAGCCGCCATAAGTCTTGCCTTCTTTGACACCGTAATTCTCTGGGACGTTTGTTCTAAAATCAGCCCGGACATAATCGTCATACTCACCAATGCCTGTGAATCCAGCATCCACGAGGTTGCTGACGAGACGCGCTTTGTCGGCCGGACTCATACCCGCCGTAGAAATATCCGCCCCGGCACTATCCTTGCTTAAATTTGATGAAGGTGTTTTAACAACCACCAACGGCTGACCGAAAGATTCCCCAGCTAACGCTAATGACGACGTAACTTCACTACGCATATTACGAGCGTCCATGTCTTTATGACTAAACGTAGGCGCAAACTTAGCGTTTGTTTTAGGACGGTTTGGTTTAAGGTACGCACCATACTCTTTAGTGGCCATCCCGCCGAGATAGCCTACGTCAACGTCGCTGAAATATGATTGTGCGGTATTAATCGCGCCTGACAGTTCTTGTGGTAAGTCAGGGTATGAAAGCCCCGGGTCGCCATTCGTAGCGTTAATACGGGCGCGAATTTCGCTAGGAGGTAATGTCATCTCCTCTTTTAATAACTGTTGGTCACGGGTAATACGAGCCGCCTTATCATAGCGGTTCAACGATGGCGCACGTTTTACCGATTCCTGTACCGCCTGTAATTCAGCGTCAGGTATAATAGACATGCTATCGTTACGTTCTTTAGCCGCCGCTAAAGACGAATCGGCAGTTGAACCAAACTGGGTTTCAAATTGTTTCTTTCTCGTGCCAATAGCATTAAGCGTCTGCTCGTATGCTTGTGGCTCAAAGTCTTTACGCCAGTCCTTCTCGCCCTCTCCGGCCAATTCAAGTGCTAATGCGTCAAGTTCTTCCGGCGACGTAGCGCGGTCAAGCATACCATCAAAACGGCGTTTGGCTGCGTCCTGCGTCCACTTTATTGTCGCGCCAGCTTTCAGGTAGGCTGGCATACTCTGATTGTTCTTGATGACATCCCGGCCTTGGTCAAGATACATTTCGTATAACGCTGGGTCGGAAGTGATGTTGTTTTGTAATGTACCGAGCGCAGAATTAACCAAGTTCTCATTGTTCTTCGCTTTAACGCGAGTTTGATAATCAACTGCTTGGTCTACTACTGTACCTTTCTTATTAAGTAAACGCTGACGAGTAGCCTGACGCTCACGGTCGTTTTCAATTTCCGCAACATAGTCTTCTACAGCGGTATCATACTCACGGCTTATAAGCTGGTTATAATCAGTCGCGTTCTCGTCTACCTCGTTACGTAATGCCTCTTCGCGTTCAGCAAAACTAAAATTGGCCGCGTTAGCCGCTGATTTCTCTTCGGCTTCTCTACGGTCTTGAATAGCTATATTGTCTGCAAAGTTACCGATGTCCCGGCCGACTTGCTCCATAGCTTCGCCCTGTCCGATACCGAAGGCATCAGGATTGGCACGAGCATTAACTTGCCCTTGAGTTCTCAATGTTCTCGCATCAACTTGTGATTGATAGCCCGGTAATTGCCCCGCCATTATTCGTCTCCTCCCCAGTACCCGGATTCCTGCCCTACTGAATAGAACTTGGATGCTCCGCCTAATAAACTACCACCCGCCTTCATGTAACCAGACGACTTAGCGTTTTTCCCCGCCGTACGGTTCATTTGAGCAGATGCACTTAAACCCGCCATGCGAATTGCACTATCACGGTTTGATGTCTGACCTTCCTGTTCAATGCGTCGTGCGTCAAGTTCCATCTCGCCCGCTGCATCTGATAAAATATCTAATGGCGTTCCGGCCATTTCAATTCCTGTGTTGCCGTACGCCGCCCTTATGGATGCTAACCTACGGGTGTTCTCACGCCGCTTATCCTCCGCAGCAATACGTGCGGTCTCAATATTACGAATACGGTTCTGATTCTCATACTCGCGGTTCTGTTCATCAAGAGCCGCTTGATGTTTATACATCGCGTCTTGTTGTCTGCCTTGCTGTATGGCTCCGGCAACCTGTACGCCCGTACTAATCGCAACTAAAGCTAATTCCATTCCCGACATTACTTTATCCTCGCATATAAAGTTTCGTCGTTACCGAGCATACCGTGCTTTCTCATACGCGCTGCTTCACACTCAAACCCAAGTAACTTCGCCCAACGATGCCCGGTATGAAAGTCCGTAGCAACGGTCATCTCTATACGGGGTAGTGGGTGGTTGTCAATAATCGCCTTTACTTTCTTTGTTAACTGACGCATATATGGTCCCGAATCCGCGCCCAAGAACGACCAGCCGATACCACGATATTTATTGACAGTACAAATTCCGGCAGCCGCTATACACTTGCTGCCTATCCATGCTGACAACGCAAAGCTACCAGAAAGATACTCCGCGAAGTCGGGGCTTAAATACATGACTTGATTCATCACATCCCCCTCCTGCGGAACGATTAACTTAATATGGTCTTGCGTACATTTTCTATATTCTATTTCCACGTGTTATCCTCGGTCTTGCGTATTCAACTGCGGCATAATGGCCACGAGATTGAATGGTGTCGGTGTTTCTTTCGGACGGCGGAAGAACACAGACCCACGTTTCTCATAGCCCGGAGCAGGAGTTACGGGACCGAGTATACCAGTATATAATTCTATTGTCTCTATTAAATCTGCATCACCCGGGTACAAGTCACGAAGGTCAACCCACTCAACCTCGTCCTTGTCCTCATTATAAGTTCCGAGTTCGCCGCCATACGAATCCCAGACCTTAAGTGTGAAGAGGTTAATACGTTTCTCTTTGCCTTGCGCCGTGCCGTCTTGTGCGCCATTCTCAAGGCTTACAGTCTCGCCTTCGGAATCAAAACCAAGGCCGAGAATAATCTTGCTGGCTTCATAGTCCAGCGTCACCATACCATCTGTAACGGTAAACGGACCCACAGCGATACCATCCGCTAGACCGTAAACCTCACGGCCTTCAAGATGCTGCAATCCGTACACTTCTGTAGTAGGGTCGCCATCGTAACGAAGGCTGCTATCAACAAAGCAAGCATCATCAAGCGTCATACCAAAGTCCCAGAACTTAGTAAGTTTTTCTATATACCGCTTTGTTTGACCGTCAACCGTACGACGTACCGTCATCCACAAATGGTCTTGTAGTTGGTCACTAGATGGAGCGACAGCAATACGACGTACTTCCTCGTCTTGAAACGAATGTCTATGCCAGCCGACTACACTTTCCTCTCGGTTATATGTTAACCCAACAAGCGAACCGTTCTGGCGGCGTATCCATACAATACTATAAGGCTCGGCCGCGTAGGCCATCTGTTCAAATGGGCTTACCCCGAGATGACTTGCGAGTAAAGACATACTAGGTGATTTATAACCATCGGCCTCGTAGTTGTAAGCGAACTCACGTAATGTACGGCCGGAACGCTGAACAAACAGCACTTGAGAATCTACCGGGACAGGCGTTGTATCTGCGCTACCACGTGTTGAGCTATCCTCAATAATGATATTGCCCGGCGTGATAGTGCGGTTGTTTACGTTATTGCCTCCGGCTTGCACAAGAAACTCTTGCGAACCAGAACCTAACGCCAGACCTTTCTTCACCCCAGCGAGCCATTTAATGCGGGACAAACGACGAGAGTTAAGACGAACTGCGATACCGCTGGTATCAAGCACCGTGCCTTTCTCATCTGTAGGAGCCATTCTTTCATAGAATCCTGTTTGTGATGCCGCAAGTAAATCTGGGTAAGTTTTACCTCCTGCCGACCATAAACGGTCTTGGAAGAACGCGCCTGTATTCGGATAGCCAGTCGTATCAGACCATGCGCCTAAACGCCATTGTGTGACTGCACGGAGATTAGCGAACGGTTCACCAAGCAAATTAGCTACAACCTGTGTAGTGCTATTACGCGCAGTAATTATTAACGGTCTCCAAGCACCGTCATCTCCACGTATACGCAATAAACGTCCTACGTCAGTAGATAAGAAACCCTGATTGTTATTAATGCCTGTAACAGAACTAGCATTAATCGTGATACTGATTGAAGCAGGACTACGCAATATCAAACTCTTAACAGTAGGCTTTAAAGCACCATTACGTACTGTAGACTCAATATTGAGACGGTAATATTTATACGCCGTTAAGTTAGGTATTTGGAAGAACACCGATTTATTACTATCATACAATACGTATGTAGCCTGACGGTCTAGTACATCCCAGTCAGTATTATTATTACTTCCCTCAAAGGTAAAATTTGATGGCGCATAATCTTTAGAAGTATAATCCACGTTAGCATTATTAATGGCCATGTGAATTGAATATCCGTCGCACACGAACGCTGCGGGTGCTTCAATCTTTAGCTGCCCGGATTGATTGACGTTTGATTGCCAATAGGTCGCCGCGCTGGAATCATCAAAAGCTTTCCACGCTTCAAAGGTTGCAACCTCGCTGCTTGCTGATGCTACCCATCCGGCAGGAGCATTTGCTGCCGTCATGTCGGGTGTAGCTCGGCCTGTCGTTGCCGGGGCTAAAGTTGTCTTCTCTTCGTTCAAAGAGAGATACGGACCATCAACCCAGTTAACGACTTCAAACACCCAGTTATAAGTATCAAAACGCTTTAACTTATACGGCTTCACAGCACCATGATATAAGTATACAACCTCAAGACTAGGTACGTCTACGATGTTATTAAGATGTTGTGTCTGGTATGGTGAAACAATATGGTACACTCTCGCCGCTTTAGCAGTACCCAACATAGGTAACGCCGGATGTGCTATATCAAGTGTATATACAGTACCCACCTTTGCAGTAATCTTTCCTGTCACACCATTAAGATTATACGTTTGTGGGAACAATGAGAATGATACCTCGTCTCCGACAGAAGCACCTAATGTAGCGGAATCAATCTTAAACGGACTGACGCTGGTTACAGTCATAGCAACCGGGGCGTAGGTTAATAAACCAAACTCTGTAAGGAAACGCACACGCTGATTGGCAAACTCCAACATATAAAAATCCTCTTCCGAAAAGACAAACGGAATAAGAAAGTTATCGTCGGTGTGGCTATACGCTTCGGCTATAAACTCTGTGCCAGAACGCGGGATAGCGGGACCCTGCGGCGCGGCCACGGTATTGTATAGATTCCTATTTGATGCTGGGTATGTACCTGTATCAGTACGGCCTTCCATGAGTGGGCTGATTTCCCCCGCATTGAAGGAGCGAATTTGCGGGGATGCTTTAGCCATTCCATGCTCCTAAAAATGTATAGTCTTCGTCGCTATCCTCATCACCTACATTCTCGGGTCCGATAATAAATGCGTTGGCCTTTCCGGCAATTTCAACAGCCTCGTCATAATCCATCTTAACGCCCTGCTTTTTGGATGTGGACTGGTTGACATATTCGGTACTTTCGTAGGCAATCTTGCAAGCCAGAACCTCATTAAACAGCGCATCAAAATCACTCTCCGGCACATTACGGATATAATCAATTCGTAGCTGTGAGTTATTGCTGTAAACAAACTTGCCGCGCACTTCCCACTCTGCTCGTTTATGGCGAATAGGGCGTAAACAATCAATAGGCAATGCGTATTTATAAGGCTTATCAATGCCAGGAATTTTCTCTTGAAGAGTAAGCTTATAATATTTTTCCATAGCAAACACCCAACGGCGTTTCGCTAATTCGGCTCGCTTCCATTGTTCATAGTTAGCGGCCATGTATTTCTCCAGCGGTGTGCGTGGAGGGTCTATCCTATCAATCCGGGAAGCCGAAATCTTAGAGAGGCCGTTATTAAGTAATTGCACATCTGTAAGCATTTCGGTTCCCGAATTTAAAGGTCTAGTTTATACGAGAGGATTACTCGTATACGTAAGTGATGTAACCAGAGATGGTCGCATTTTGCGGAATTGTGCCGCCCAGTACGATACCCTTAATAAGAACACCCGCTTTGGAGTAGATGTCAAATTTGATAGCCGTGCTGAACTGAACACCGTTAACAGCGGATGAAACATCCAAACCGTCAATCAATGCGTCAATGTCTTCCGCTTCGTCTGCCGAGTTATCCTGCTTGCCATACGCAGCATGACCAACGTCAATCGTACGACCCGCACCAAATGCAGAGGTGCTGATGTAAGATGAACGAGGCAAGATACGTACACGACCCGGCGGGAGTTTGCAGAGGTCAAACGTAGAGTTTGCATCGCCCGCCACGGCAACTGCCGGGAGGGTGAAGAACTGAATACGGAGTTTACCGTGGTCAGAAATCGGATACTTGCGGTAGCCGTCTGTCAGTTCGGTAGATTTAAGAGCTAATACAGCCATGATATTTACCTATTTGTTAGTAATTGAACTTTACCCGGTTACTGGCCTTTCGGCCAGTTCCCTAGTACGCTTATTCCTTCGCCTGAACTTGGAATACCTTGCCTTCCTCAAGACGGGTTGCGCCGCCTGTGAAAGTGCCGTGGATTTGCTTGATGTTATTTTTATCAGGACGTGGGCTGATAATAATAGTCAAGGCATCCCAGTCACCGTAGTGCATACCGTCTGGAACCCAGACAGGAAGCTGACGTACAGTTCCCGAATCTTGGAAGGTAGGGATACCCTTACCGTCTAAGTCAGAACCGTCGTTTTCAAACGGAACAAAGTTAAAGCCCATGAAGTTTGTAACTTCACCATCTACAAGCGGTTTAACTGCGTTGTAGTCAGAAGATGTTACAGCTACTTCACCCAACAGGTCGTCAACTTCCTCGGAAGTGACGGCAATGTAAGGACGAACAGAGCGCACGTTTACGTGACGCTTCTTGATAAGCTTACGAAGGGCGCGGAGTTTCGCAACAGTCAAGCCAGTACCGCCGTGAACGACAGTATTGTTTGAACCGAAAGCAGAAGTCTCTGTACCATCTTTACCAACCTTACGGTCAGCGAAAAATGCCTTCATAATGATTTCGTCCATCTTACGTGCAGCCGCTTCACGGAAGCGTTCTACGTACGGTGAAGTCGGGTCGTAAATCATTTTAAGTGTATCAAGACGGTCAACGAATACAGCACAGTCGTATTCTTTACCTGTAATCCATACTTGTGTATGTTCAAGTTCAGTCACTTTCGTATCACCATACGGAGTGTCGCGTTCAATGAACTCAACCTTACCGATGAAGTTAACTACTTGTGATTTTTCACCACGATACGTAGCACGAGATACAGTCGGTGTTAAGATACCACCTTCTTTATTGAGTGCGGATTTTACGTTCGCAGTATACATCTTAACGTGATGCTCCGGCACGGAGTACGTCGCTAATGTTTCAGACATATCAGTCCCCTTTGTTTATTGTTTAACTTACGTTAGTTTGTCAATTTCGGTACAAAGGGGTGTTCGTACTAGACGGCCCTAATTAAAAAGGAAGCTAGACAAACTAGCTTCCCTTAAAAATATGCTAAGATAATTTACGTGTCAACTACTTTTATGACTTCGCATAAAGACGTTCCATCAAAGACAACGCTTCGGCATGTCCTGCCGCGTTCTTATCCCGGTATTTGGCCATGAACGCTGTATCACCTTCCAATTCGGTTATGCGTGATTTAGCTTGTTCTTTGGTCATGTTGTTAGGGTCGTTCGGGTCGCCACCGCCGTTACCACTACCTACATTACCGTTGCCTTCGCCAGACTTCTTACCGATGGCTGCTAACAGTTCAATGATTGCAGCCGAACCAACTTTAGATTCAATCTTATCAATCACGGCTGTATCCAAACCAAGAGCCTTAACCGCACGTTGTCCTGCGGCACGATTCGCTTCTAACGTAGCGGAATCGCCCCATTTCTTTTCAAGTGCTGTAAGTTCCTCGGTATTGATTTGCTGCTCCTTAGCAACTTCGGCCGCCTTCTGCGTGGCCACAAATCCTTCCCATTTGTCTAATGCCTTTTGAGCAAGAGCCGGGTTCGCGCCGAGGTCATGGAAAATCTCTTTACCAATTTTCATAAAGTTCTCATCAATCTGTACGCCTTCTGGTACTTTCAAGTCGTATGAGTCAGGAGTTTCAGGACGGCCGAGTTTAGTGAAGAACTTATTTACAGAATCAGCGTCATCCCATTTAGGCGCGGCTAATACGTCGGGTGCATTATTCTGTAGCTTGTTCAAGTTGTGATACGCCATAGCTACTTCGCTAGGGTTCTTGTAAGCCTTCGTTTTCATCAGTTCGCGTACTGGTTCTTCGGGAATACCATTCCACCATTCAGTCGCTTTATCGCCTTCACCGATTTTGTAAACGTCAGTAGACCCAGACCACGGTGCTGATACCGTAGCCGGGTGTTCAGCAGGAGCAGCGGCAGCGGGTGCTGCGGCGGCTGGTTGCTGGCCGGAAGCTGGTTGATTTTCTAGTGACATTATTTTCTCCTATTGAGGTTTTGTTATTGAAGCTGTGTATTTAACGAACAACGAATCGGAATCCAGCTTTGTAAAATCCTTGATGCGTTGGAAGACTTCACGGCGACCTTCCTTCCGTTTGCTAAGTTCTGCCGCATGTTCACCATCTTTGATGTCATACGTCGGAACCCATACCTTGCAAAAGTATTGTAAATCATTCAGGACAAAATTTATATCTGCTTGTGTACGTTTGCCCGGAGTGAACACATTTGAATAAGCACGTTTGCGCTCGTTAAGGTAAGCTTTCTGTTTAGCGGAGAAATCATCCTCACCCTTAACAATCTTATCCTCAAGTATCGCCATATCTTTAGGGTCAAACGGGTCGCCCTGACCCTCTGCACCTTCAACGAAATCGTTAGCCATCTAAGCCTCTTGTTGCATTGTAGCCGCCGTTTTTAACGCCCCGGCAAGCGGTGCGGCGTTCTTCATAAGCTCTGCTTGCTTCTGTTGCTCTGCACGAGCCGTAGCTAAAGCCTTCTTAGTTTTATCGTCGTTCATCCAACGTGCAGGAACCGCCATACGGTCTGACATCTCGGGAATGGCCACGTTGAAGTTGAAGTGGTCAAGGTGTGAGTTATCGCCCGTTTGTGCAGCTACGTTGGTAGCAATCTCTACAGAGCGTACAAAGCCAGACACCTCTTCGGCGTACATACCTTTGCTCATAGGTGATGTCCATATAACCTCGTACTCGCCAGCGGCTTCAACAAGTTCAGGCGGAAGTTGTGGTCCCTTACCCATCTCGTCAAGCATATCCATCTCACGAGCAATACACTCTTCAAGCGTTTTGTTAACGCGGTGCATTGTCGGAGCGCATAAAGAACTTTTCTCTGCAACGCGCTCGTATACTTCCGCCGCCGTCATCTCCGGCGTGTCCATAAGAATCTGGAACAACTTGACGAAGAACACATCGTTAATGTCGTCACGCTCGCCGTTCAATAGATATTCGGCCACTTGGAAGTTGCCTGAATCCAAAGTCTGAATAAGCTTACGGCCTTGCTTATCTACGCCGCCATAATTCTGTGCGCCGGGGCGGAGGTCAACCACACCATTCATAACGCCGTCATCATGAACAAGAAGCACAGGGTCAACCGCTTTCTGACCTTGCTTCAAGTTTGTTTTCTTCATCGCGCTCGCACTACCCATCGCCGGGAGAACTTGCATCGCCGGAGCATAACCATAAGGGTTGCCCGGTTCTGTGAACACACGTGGAATTTTATACGGCATTGAGCGGAAGCCCTGCTCCTCGCCTACGTACGCTTGGTCAGGTACGCATATATAATTACCAATAATAGGATGACGGTTAACATTGATGGACGTTGGGTCATAGTCGCTACGTGGATGTACAATGTGGATGAACTCTACATAGTCGCCATCTTTCGGTTTAGCACCGTTAGATTCTTTACGCGCTAATGTCGGTGGTAGTGGTTCGTTAGGAAACTTCTGTTTGAACTGTCGGTTGTTTAACCAGAAACGGCGGATGACAGTATCAACCTCACCCTCATCGTTAACAAGGATATAAACGTCACGAAGCGGGCATGACTTATAGAGGAAGCTTGGCTTTTGATATAAAGCATTAGGCGTACGTTGGCCGAGATATATTGGTGCTGTGCCATAAACTCCGAGACCTGTATATGTTTCAGACATTGCGTCTTTGAATCCGGCCGGAGCGAGATAGCGCATCTTGAACATAAGGTCGGAGAGTTCTTGGAAGTATTCACGCACCCGGCGGTTCTTCATCAGGTTAGCATCAGAAGCGGTCAGGCCATGCCAGCGCATATTGTGCGGGGTACACATGCGTTCAAGGACGGCAGCGTATTTGGGTACAGCACGAGTAGCTGTCGTGTCGTAATTGATTCGGCGGGTGTTACTTACGGATGTCCCATAATTGGCCGGGCCTTCCGAAGTATTCCACGCAGCATAGTGGCGGGGTAAACAGTATGCCGCAGACATACGCCAGTCAGCTTCGTTCGGAGAACGTAAGCTCTGTGCATCGCGGTATCGTTGTATTCCGTCGGATGCTGGGGGTCTAGCCATTATGTCCTCGCCGTACCACCGAGGTTACGTACAGCGGAAACGGCTTCGCTAAGATTGCCGCCTGACAGGAAGGTGGATGCCCTGCCGCCTGTACCGCCAGCAAACTTTTTGCGTTGCTCCTCTTCAAGAGCCGCAGTCTCGGCATCAGTACGTTCAGCCGGAGGCGGAGCCTCGGCTACTTTTTGTACTTTCGGTTTTGGTGGACTTTTAAACGGATTCCCCATGATGCCCTCTCAATATGCTAGTTCGTCGTAATCGGTTAACGCCAGAGCGCGTGTGCCGGGGTTCCTGTCTCTACTACGGTCCCGCCTTGCCACACGAACGGCAAAAGTAAGAGCGAGTGTATCAGCATCGTCGGGAGATGGCAAGCCCCGTTTTTTCATTTCTTCTTTTGGCTCTAACTTTACGCGCTGCTCATGGCGGTCAAGCGAGTATAGGATGGTCGTAAGCTGGCCTGTAAGTTCAGGCGAATCATCAATGCAACCTTCCTCAAACAACCAGTCACGCATGATAGACCATATCTCTGCCCGGCGGTTAATATACAACTCGTGTGCTTCGGCGGCCGCGCCCGGATGTATCTCAATGACTTTGTAGCCCCGGTCGCGCATAATATCTATGAGGCCAGCGCCAACGCCCGTAGCCTCAACGACGATAGCGTCAGGTCGGTATATGTCGGCTTCGCGCATACAGATTGTCGCAAGCTTGGTTATGGTCAGACCCTTAAACCTTTTTGGTGGGATGCTCCGTGCATCTCGGCCTTGGCGGAATCTGATACAGGAACTATCGTTACCGAACCGGGCAACGTCAACCGCCATGATAAGCCCGGCCTGACTGTCAACGATAAGCTCACGCTCCACCGCCATACGCACAGTTTCCATACTGATGAAGCCGTTGAAGCTTTGCTCTGGGAACAAACCACGAATACGTACTTTAACTTCGTCGCTATCCCATCCGTACTTTTTGACTATATCGTTGAGCGCGTTCTTATTGGTATGACTTACTTCATACGAGCTAATATGTCGGTGTCTGTATATGCTTGCGTGTTTATCAAAGCAGTCAGCAAACTCACCATCAGGACGTGTCGGGTTTCCGAACGCAAAGAAGAAACCTTCACCGTCCGTCAACGCACCCTCTGATACTTCCCATACTTTAGGCAGTACGCCGGAAGCCTCATCAAATATTACGAATACGGTTTTACCTTCGTTGTGGAGACCCGCGAACGCTTCGGTCTTGGTTTCAGATACCGTGGCCGCTGTGGTCTTATAGTTTTTCTTTCTGTCATCCGGGTAAGCAGCGAATGATAAACCTGTCGCGCTCCACTCAAACCAATGCTTGTTGATAGCGAGGTTATGCCACTTAGCAAGCTCCGGCCAAGTTTTATCCTCAAGCTGGAATTGCGTTGATGCTGTCACCACACCCCTTGTGTCTACGCGGGTGGACATGAGGAAATATATAATCCATGATACGTACGCAGACTTACCTACACCGTGACCTGACGCGATAGAACTACGCCACACTTCCATCTCTAAACCCATACTACGTCGTATGAGGTTATCGGTGATGTGTTGGCCTAATGCTTTAAGTTCTTCCTCTTGCCAAGGCTCGGGACCGAACTTCTCGCGCAATGGGTTCTCGCTGCCGTCTGGTAGCAAAGGCATACCCCACGGGAACACAGCAAGGACGAAACCGTAAGGGTCTGCATAGAATTGTGAAACTAATTCAGCAAGTTCTTTCTCGGTGTTTATATTAAGCATTGCTCAATGTTTATCCTTGTTGTATAATGCTCGTATGACATTACCGTATGATTATTACCCGACCGTCTTAGAGTGCATTGAGAAAATATCTCAAGGCCGTACCAAGACTGACGTGTGCGACGAGTATCGCATAACGATAGCATCATTTGACAAATACGTCAACTCGTCCCCCGAACTCCAAGCATTGCTCGCAGAAGCGGAAGCTCGTGGCTATGACTCAATGGCTGACATGCTCTTAAAGATTGACCGCATGGGTCCTTACGCGCAATCAGATTCCAAAATGGCCAAGGTTATTTCCGATAACATTAAGTGGCTTCTCTCCAAGCGTAAGCAGAAAACTTATGGCGATAAGGTTGAAGTCACCCATAACCTGACGGCCGACAAAGCAATTACCGATGCGCTTAACGCTGGCCGCCAACGCGCCCTTCAAGGTGCTGGGCTTTCTGGCACGGTAGTTGATGCGGTCTTTGAGGAAGTTGAAGACGACATCATGGCATCCCTCTTACAATAAGAAAACCCCCGGCTCATTCACAAACCGAGGGTTCCCTTCCCTAAACTAACCGGAGAGTTGGCTAGGTATTCAAGTGCTTTGCGTTCAGGTCGTCAATTGAACCCAACGAATCAACACTACCGAACTGACTGTTCTTTTGGTTGTGCGCTGTCATAAGGTTTTTATTGTCGCGCTCAAGGTCACGTACACGACCTTCAAGTCCTTTAACCGCTTCTCTTACGAGTTGGTCAACGATAGACTTGATGTCACCATACGAGCTAGGCTTGTCGGTTTCTTTCAACTGAACACCTGTCTTACCAGCCGTCGGTGAATTATCTACGTCATACCCACCTTTAGGATTGATACCTTGCGGTTTATCCTTATCAGCCGTCATATCAACAGTAGACTCGTTCGGTGCTGGATTAGTAGCCGGGCTTTGTGGGTCTGGCTTACCTTCGTTAGCTTCCGGGTCTTCCCCAGTCACTTTCTCTTTACCGTCGTTAGTCGTAGCTTCCGGCGCAGTATTTTCAGACTGGCCATTAACTCGGACACTACCGTCTTCATTTTTGCTCCCGCCCGTAGACTTCGCGCTTTCATTGCTAGTGTCAACAACACCCTGACCTGTAGCTACACCTTCTTGGTTCTCACCACCGTCAACTTCGCCTTGGCCGTTAAGCCTATCAGCGTTTTGTTTATCCCAGACTTTCTGTACTAACGTAGCTTTGTTAGCATCGCCTTCAAATTCCACACCGCTTTTTGTCAACCAAGTCTGCAATTGCTTGTTGGTCATCGCGTGGAGTTCCTGTTTCGTATAAGTTTTAGACATATCATTCTCCTTTGTTACGTTAAGCCGTACCACAATTTTCCCTCCCCGTCAATAAGCTGTCAATACGAATTTGCGGCGCGGCCACATTTAATCTATTAGCGTAGCGTTTTGGTCTCTGTATTATACACGGCGTATAGGAACAACGAACTTAGTGTGCAATCGGGCATCAATAATCTGTGAAGTGCGTCACGTACGTAGCGGGATATAAGGTCAGATAGTTGGCAAAAGTGCTAATAGCAGATTTGCTAATTTATTTTTTAGTATTTTTAGGACGCGTCGGGAGATAGCGGGATTTCAAGCGCGTTTCCACACGCGCCCCCTCCCCCA